GCACTTTCGCCATTCACGTCGAGCAACGGCAGCACGAAGCGCCGGTAGCCGCGCAACGCGGCGTGCGGATCGGTATTCGGCAGGTAGATCGTCTCCGCCGCGTGCGGCGTGCCGATCACCAGGGAGGTACCGCCGGGCACCAGAACGAACTCGGTCTCGGCGAGGCTTGCACGGATTGCCTCGCGCTTGGCCGGCGTATCGCAATTGCCGGCCACCTCGATATCGTCGCAGACGATGATGTCGGCACGCGCCCCCGTGATATTGCCGCCGATCCCCTGGGCCAGCATCGATGGGTCGCGCAAGGTCGCGTTGCGGGCGACGGTGAAGCGGTCCATCGCCCAGGCTTCCGGGTGGTTGGGGCGCAGCTCGCGGCACAGCGGGTGCCGTTCGAGAATACGCCGCACCTGCGCGACCATCTTCACCGCCAGGGCCTGGTCGGCTGCGAGGACGAGAATGCGGGTATCGGGCGCGAGGAGCAGGCGCCAGGCGCAGAACAGCCCGGTGAGGCTCGATTTGCCGCAGCCCCGAAATGCCATCAGCAGCAGGCGGTGGTCCTCCGCGTGCCAACGGGACTGTAGCCAACGTGCGATGCGGCGATGCGGAGCGGGCGTCACCTGCCCTTGATGGTTGTTCCAAATCCAGACGAACTCAAGAAAATCAACCTCCGGCACCATCTCCATCGATCTCGGGCTCCTCTTCGGCTTGGGGCGGCATGCGGGCCCGCCATTCGCTGAGGCATTCGGACGCCGCCTGGGCCGCTGGCTGCTCGCCGTGCTCACTGCCGAGCTTCAGCACATGCTCGAGGTGGGTCAGGGCGGCGCGGCCGGCGGCATGGCGCGCGGCGAAGGCCTTGGTGGCGCCGTCATCCGCGGTGTTGGGAGCAATGCCAAGAAACCACCGGTAGTCTTCCAGGATGAGCTTGACGGCGGCCGCGATATCGAGATCGACCGACGACTTCCGCTTCGATTTCATGTCGTGCCCCTCGCTCCGCGATGCGTTTCATAGCTTTGGTTTTGTGGCCGTCACGAAGACCGTGTTGCTGCCCAGATCTACAGCAGCGCCTGTCGGATTGTTCAGACGCACCGTCACCGTGTCGGCTGTCGAGACGCTGCCGATGAGCGGGAGCGTCGTTGATTGCGAGAAGCCCACCGAAACCGCATCGCCCGGAACCACGCCGGGTACGCTGATGTTCGTCGTGGCGGTTCCTCCGGCAGCAACGCTCGGCGGGTCCCACGTGGCGCTGGCGAAATACTCGCGCTTGCCCCACACGCGGCTGCCGCCGGACAATACCCGCGGTGCATCGGTGCCCCCGGTGTAGAGTCGCAGCGCTCGAACCAGGTTGTTTGCCGCCGTGTAGCTGTCGCCACCGCGCACCCCGATCACGGCGTATTTCGCTGAACCCGACAGCGTCACCCGCTGCAGTTTGTTCAGCGCGATCCCGCCGCTCAGGTTGTCCAGGTTCGCGGCACCATCCCACCAATTCTGCGCCGGTATCCAGACCGAGTTCATGTTCGAGAACAGCACTGGCGCGCTGCCCAACAATATGGATTCGCCGGCATCGAACTGCATGACGACAAGTCGAAGGTTGTCACCTTCGGCTGCCAGGAAGAACTCCTTGCAGGTGCCGCAGTCGACCACAAACCCGAGCGCTCGGCTGGTCGGCAGTTGGACGGAGTCGGCGTTCAACCCGATACTGTCCAGCCCGCCAAACGCGAACCCATTGAGTGTGGTCGGAGCGGGCAGCGGATTGGACGATAGGATCGCCAGTCCCTCAATACCGACCGAGGTCGCGTTGTATCGGAACGCCGCTGAGCGAATATCCTGAATGCCGGCCACCAGCCTCGGCGAGCCGATCGCAGCGGCGGCCTGATGGAGCGGGATGACGGTGCCCCCAGCCCGCGTGGCGCCGGGATAATCCACTGCGCAACCCGTGAAGGCATAGGTTCCGACATAGGCCACTTCATACCGCGCATCGCTGAAACCGCCGGTGTGGCGTGCGACGAAGGGCGAGCAGGCTTCCATTCGGACGCCATGCGCCGAGAGGCTGCGGCCATCGACATCGATCAGGAACGGAATCGCTGCGACCGTCCCTGGCGTGCCTTGCCGTTGCAGCTCGAATGCCGGGCCGAAGAACATGTGGGCATTGTGCAGGCGGTAGGCGCCGGGCGCCGCCGATAGCCGGATACCGAAGCGGTCCTGGCCAGGATTGGTCCCGCTCGAGCAGGCGAAATGCCCGCCGTAGTGTCGGAGCGAGTTCATCCAGGCCGTCGCGGTCAGCGTCCGGAGATCGAGCCCGATCCGGTTGTCGACGATCCGACCATAGGTGATGTCGCTATCCTCGCTGCCGCGGGCGTCGCCGACGATCTGCACGCCGATGGAAAACCGCTCGGCGCGCCGGATTTCCACCTGGCTCTCGTTGATGTTCTGCAGGCGGACCCCGACATCGCCCTCATTCGACCAGTCGCTCTGGCTGGCGCGCAATACGCTCAGCCCGAGATAGCGCTTGCGCTGGTTGTCGGTGTTGCCGCCGTCACCGAGGGTGAGCGCAGCCTGGCCGGCGGGGCCGGCGTACAGGATGGTGCCGCGCATGGTAAGACCCGCGGCCGCGCCCGGGAGGTGCAGCGCCATCGAGGTGCGGAATACCCCCTCACCGATCTCGAGCGACTTCCCGCTGACCGCGGCGCCGTTCATGGCGGCCTGCAGCGCCGGGCCATCATCGGTCGCGCCATCGCCGGTCGCGCCGAAATCGCGCGCCGACAGGTGCTCGGCCAGCTTGTCCTCGACGGTGCGCGGAACGGCGCCGGGAAACGCCAAGGTAAGCGCACCCTCGCCGCGATCGAAGACCGTGATGTCGCCCAGGCTGTCGAAGCCGAGGAGCCGGTTCGCGCGGGCGTCGCGCAAAGGCAGCGTGGTGGTCCCGCCGACCTCGGAGGGGTCGAGGTGCAGCGCACCGCCGAAATCCTCCTTGATCTCCTGCAGGGCCGCGACCTGGTAGTCCAGCTCGTCGTTCAGCGTGCGGGCGCGGAGGATACCGTTTTCCTGGAAATCGGTGGTCCGGGCGATCGCCAGGTGGCGCCGCAACGTGATCGCGCGGCCGGCCAGGGGTGGCGTATCGAACACGACTTCGCCGCCATCCGACTGGCCGGCACCGTTGACGATGAAGCCCGCGGTCAGCACCAGGCCGTCCAGGCGGACCTCCATGTCGGCGGCAGCGAAGATCGGGAACGGGAAGGTGAAGCTGGCCTGCGTGCCATCGGCCACGTATTGGATGCGGGGCGCGATGTCGCCGATCGTGATGTGCTGGTCCATCTGACGAACTGGCTCCAAGAGGGGGGTTAGGGGGGCCTGCCCCCCCTTCTGCTTTGCGGAATTGCTGGCCTCACAGCGCGCGGCGCGGCCCGCGGACGCCCGCGGCCATGGCCTGCTGGCCGGTCAGGCGATCAGGTTGCGGGAGACGAAACCGATGCCCGGCGCATTCTGCAGCAGCGTTGTGGCGGTGTTGTCCGGGTTGAGCAGGCTGATCTGACCCTGCGCGAGCCGGGCGCGCAGCGCCGCGTCACTGGCCGCCTGGGCCGCCGCCGATCGCTCGGTCAAACCGCCCTGCACCGCGGCACCCGAGCCGCTGTCAGGCGATATGCCATTCGCCGCGAGACTGGCGCGCTCGCTGGCGACGCTGTCCTGCAGCGTCTGCTGCCGTTGCAGCGCATCGGCCTGCGCCTGCGCCAGTAGCTCATTCTGCCGCAGGGCATTCTGCTCCTGCGCAATCTGCACCTGGGCCTGGTTGGTGGCCTGCTGCTGCTGCGCCTGGCGCACATTGCCGTAGATGGAGGCGCCGGCACCGACCACGGTTGCAAGCGACGAGAGTGCGGCCATCAGTCGGTCATCCTCATCTCGGTGGTGACGGAAAGCAGGGTCATCGGCAGTGGCGTATCGTCGGTGATCCGCCAAAGCGGCGTCATCGCATCGCGTTGCCATCCGACCGCCCGCAGGCGGATGTCGCCGATGAAGGACGCGGGCGCCGCATCGAGCAGCTGGGTGCCGAGGCGCCGGAACGGAACCGGCTGCACGCCGCGCCCGAGGTCGACGGCAAGCGAGCTGGTTCCCATCACCCGGAATATCACCGCGATCAGCCGCAGCGGCGCAGCGCCAACGCCGGAGGCCGAGGTGAGGTCGGGCGGTAAGGGCTGAATGTCGTGCGTGAAGGGCAAGCCGATCTCGGCCGTCGATGCGGGGACATCGAGGGTCACCTTGCCATGCAGCACGGTGGCCGTGCCGGCCGATGCACCATCTGCGAGAATGCCGACCGTGGCACCCTCGAGATGGTCGAGGCCGCCCCAGACCTTGGTGGGCACCGTGACGCTTCCGGTGAGTGCCGCATCGAGCGCGATCTGTTCGTCGAAGCGTTCCAGCCGGACCGAGCCCTGCCGCAGGACCGCCGCCCAGATCACGCCCTCGATGTCGGCAAGCGATTGCACCGCGCCGCCGGTTTCCTGCCGGCTCCAGGCCGTCACCTGCTCGTCACGATAGAGGGTGAGGGTGGCAATGGAGCCATCGAGCATCGCGGTGTGCAGCAGCCGATGCCGCTGGTCGTAGGTCATCGCCACCGGATCCTGGATCAGATGGTGCGACACCACCGCGAGGTCGGTCGCTTGGTACATCTGCTGCAGCGCGGTGAAATCGAACTCGAAGATGCCGCGCCCATTGCGGGCGGCGAAGATGGTCGCACCATCGACATCCACTGGCTGGACCAGGCGGGCCACCTGCGAGCCGACGCGGGTCTGCCGGTTCAGCTGAATATTGCTCGGTGTCAACGGCACGCCGCTGACCATCCATTCGGCCCCCGAGGTGAACAGCTGCAGGCTGCGACCGGAGAACACGCCCCGGATGGCGTTGACCTGGTCCGACATCACGCCGAACTCGATGGCCTGGTCATCCAGCCCCGTGCCGAGATCGAAGTTGAACAGGTCTCCTGTGCGCGAAAGCCACAATCGGTTCGGCAGATCACGCGATCCGCCGATGACCAGCCGGTCCTGATGGAAGCAGACCGTCACCGGCCAGCCATGCACGGATGAGAACGCTTCCTCGTCCCAATCCTGGGTGGCGTTGGTGCTGGTGAGGGTATCGATGACGGTCGCATTTGCCTGCGTCGCCGACACGACGGCCGTGATCACGACCCGCTTGCCGACGAGCCGGAACCGCACGCCGACATGGCCGGATTGGAATACCGGTAGGGAGGCCGTGAGCGTGATCGCGCCCGCTGTCGCACTGGCTGTGATGTTCGCGTCGTAGGTGACGAAGCGATGGAAGGGAGCGGCGGTGAAGCTCCAGTTGGCGACACTCCAGGCGGTGTTGGAGGTCCGCGTGATCTTCTGCGGCGTCATGTCCGGGTGGCAGAGCAGCAGCGTATCGGCGCTTTGCGTGTAGGCCAGTTGCGGCAGCATGGCGGTGGTCCACGGGCCGCTGACCTGCGCCACCTGGATGTCGCCGATGAACACCTGCAGAGTGCCGTCGGTCAGCGCCAGCAGATAGCTCTGTTCGGTATTGAACTCGAAGGCGATCAGTCGCGCCGGGCCGGGCAAGATGGCGACGTGGCGCAGGCCAGGACGGCGCGTGACGCCGCCGGTGGGCTGGATGAAGACGTTGCGCAGCCGCTGGGCGCCGTTGGCCCAGGCGCGCAGGTCCGGCCGGCCCAGCAGCTCCGGGGCCAGCTCACCAGCCGTGAAGCTGGTCTTGAGCACACGGGTTCGCGCCATGGTCAGCGCCTTGCCGTGATCAGGGGGAAGTCCTCGATCGCCTTCGGCGGGGCCTGTTGGCTATCGACCGACCGGGCGGTGCGGAGTTCCGCCTCGGCCAGCACGAGCAGCTGCTGCGCGCGCTGGGTGTTCTCGGTGAGCGGGGTGCAGAACTCGGCCGCCAGGCGCGTTACCAGCGCGGCGGCGAAGAACGCTGGAAAGGCGCTTTCATCGGGGCGGAAGATATAGGTCAGCGTCACGCGCTCGGCGCTGCAATGGAGCCGCTCCTCCATGATGCGATAGGTCAGGCCACGGCCACGTATCGGATAGCCCGCCGAGAGCACCCGCAGGAGCCCGGCCGGCAGCTGGTAGGCGTAGAGGAAATCCGCAACCGGCTTGGCGGCAAGGCGCGGCAAGGTGGCCTGGCCCGTGGCAAAACTCCAAGGGTGCAGGCTGATCAGTGCATCACGAATGCCGGGGTAAAGGTTGGCCGCAACTTCGGACTCAGCGGTGCCGTCGTCGAGCGAGGCGATCGGCTGGGCGCCAATCTTCAACAACGCGCGCGCGCAGAGCGCGAGGGCGGAGAGGGCCATCGGGGATACTCCGGGAATGAAAGGGTGGAGACCCCACCCCGGTCAGGGGTGGGGCCGTTCGGCCGACAAGCTGTTTCGGCTGGGCGCGACAGCGACGATGCTTGCCGCGCGCATCCGCTACACCTCGGCCGCACGCATCCGCTAGACTTCCGCCGCGCGCATCCGCACGATGCCGGTATTATCGACCAGCACCGCACCCTGGCTCATCATGCTGTTGACGAAGTGGGCGGCGTGGTCGCCGTGCCAGCTCACATCGGTCTGCACGTCGGCGGCAACGGCATGGGCGATCGCCGTCCGGTGATAGAAGTAGCAGTACCGAATGTTGCCGTTCAGCGTCAGGCCGCTGTGCGGAATCCACGTTGCGCCCAGCCACTTCTTCGCCTGGGTGCCTTTCCAGGGCAGCTCGTCATCGCCGATATACTGGGTATTGGCGAACTCCTGGATGGTCAGCAGGTCGCTCCACTGCCGCCAGCCGACCACGGCGAAGCGCTGGCCATCATCCGGCACGTCGACGTTCCCGAGCATCTGGAACGCCAGCAGCACCTTGGCACGCGTCAGCGGGTCGGTGTCGGTCGTGCCGCTGGCCGTGCCGACCGCCTCGCGGGTCGAGCTGTCCATCGCCGCGATGATCAGCTCGTCCGTCTTGCGGCCGAGCGCATAGGCACCGGCATTGGCCAGCACCAGGCGCTCGTCGACGTTGGTCTTCAGCTCATCGAGCCGATCGATCCAGTCGCCGGCGTAGTAGTCCTGCAGGAAGCACTCGACGGTCGAGTGGCTGACGTTCATCACCGGCACGATGCCGTCGCGCGACTTGGCGGCAGCGGTGCCGCGGCCGACCTTCTGGAACACCGCGGAGGTCCCGCGCACATCGGTTTTGCTGCGCACGGTCGGGCGCAGCTTGCTGCCGTGGCGCTGATACGCCTCCTGCACTTCGGTTTCGTAGAACTTGATAAAGGCCTGGTCGATCGTGGCGGACATGCGTCTTGCCTTTCGGTTTCGTGGCAGGAAGGCGCGGTCCAGGGTTCCCCGCTGTCGCGGGCCCTGCAATCGCGCATGGCCGCGCGCCCCTGCGGGGTTGGTCGCGACCTAGGGGGTGGGGGGCGGGCGGCACTGCAGCGGTACCGGGCCGAGCCCAGCTTCCGGCGTGCCGGCCCGCCCCCAAAACGGCGGGCCCGATCGCGGACATCTTGCCCGCGGCGTCGAGCGCCGCCGTTGTTCAGCCGCCGACCAGTCGGCGGAAACCTTCCGAGACACGCTGAACGAATTGCGGGTCACGCGTCCGCCAGTAGCGTGGATCGCGCATCATCTGGCGCAGTTCGCTTTCGCTCGATGCCTGGGGCACCGTCGTATCCTGGCTGAGCTGCGGCTCGCCCTTTCGCATCATCTGTTCCAGCGCGATCACGCCTTCCGAGGTATTGCTCAGCGCGTCGAATATGGTGGACGGCAGCTTCGCCCGGCCCCAGGCCGAGATTTGCTGCGCGACCTGGCGGAACCGATCCGGGCTGCCGTAATGGGCGTGCAGTTTCTCCCGCTGCCGGTGCGCCTCGAACTCCGCCGCGGCCTCGGCGATCAGCGGCAGCAGGCGCTGCGCCGCGAGGTCATAGACCAGCTGGGCCTGCGGGTTGCTGAAATGCGCCTGGTGCAGCGCTTCGTTCACCTGCGGGTCAGCGCAGCACAGTTCATGCGGTGCCTGAATGTCATAGGCGTCAGGGGTTTCGGGGATGCCCATGGCCTGGCGGTAGCGCTGCAGATCCTCTCGCGGTGAATCCGCACCCGGCGGCGCCATGCGCTGCGACAGGCGGCGCTCGAGCTCGAGGTATGATTTCAGCAGCGCTTCCAGGCGTAGACTACCGGAGCCGGCGTCCCAGAATTTTTCAGGAACGTCACTGGGCTTCACCGCCGCGGCGGGGGCAGTGCTGTCAGGTGATGATTGCAGCAGGTCTGCGGACATGCGGTGTTCACTCCCGTTGGGGATGTCAGGGAAGGACGCAGTGGTGAGGCGGTGGGCCGGGCTCAGGCGCTTGACCGGACACCGGAAGTGGTGGCCAGCGGCTTCGACACGAGCCCGCGGCCGAGCGACGTCGCCAAAGCCGCGGGCAGCCTGGCGGGGCTGCCGGCTCCGGCAGGCGGCGGGATCGGGTGCTCCGCAACCTCGCCAGGCGGAACCAGGACCTCGGCTGGCGCGCCGAGCGTCCGTGCCAGCCATCGCGTGGCCGCCACCGCATCCACCTGTGCCGCGGCGGCGCCGCCGATGCTGTTCACCGCTTGCAGGAACAGCAGCGTGTTCGCCGCATCGGCGCGCCCCTGGACCTGCGCCAGCGGGCTGGCGTAGCGCAGCGTCACCTCACGGCCATCGGCGTGGATCTGCGGTATCTCACCGCGGCGACGCAGGATGGCCAGGCACCGCGTGACGAGCGGTGTCAGCAGCTCGGTCTGCAGCCGGCCATAGGACGCGCCCAGCAGCCTCGCCGTCTGGGCGCTTTGTTCCAGCACCGCGGTTGCGGTGACGCCCGGGTTCTGCAGCGGCGCAAGCCGATCCGCCAACAGGGCGGTGCGGATGCGCGTGCGCAGATCCTGCAGCACCAGTTGCGAGACATCGAAGTTGCCCGGCGCCGCCAGCGGCGTGAGCCCGGAACTGCCGGGCGCCTTCGGGATGATCGCGCCCGGGATCAACTGCACCGTCGCGGGGTTGAGCACCCCATCATCTTCGGCCTGCCAAATCCCGGTGACAGCGATCGAGGCGTTTTTCAGGACGAGTTCGACGACCTTGTTGGCGGTGCGGATATCGGGCAGCGCCTTCATGACCGGGCCACGGCCGTAGACCTCGCCCGGAACCTTCAGCCAGCGGAAGGCGATGCACGGGCTCTCCACGAAGCGACCGGCATGCAGCAGCATTGGTGCCGCGCTCTCATCCTGCAGCAGCGCCGCATAACGGATCCCGTCATGGTCCGGCCAGAGCGCTTCCAACACGCCCACGGTCGCCGTCGAAGCATCGTCCACGCCCTGCTGGAGCGACGGTGGCAGGTCGGCATCCGGGAAGCGCGCGGCGATCTGCGTCGGCGTCAGCCGCGCCGACCGGAAGACATGGGAGAGCCGGCCATC